AGAGCAGACCATTGAGTATCTTAGAGATGAGGTTATAACGGATTTCGATTTGGTGGATGTGGCTACTATCGCCGCTAACAACGATGAAGAGTTAGGTGTTATGATTGCTGATGTAGTTACAGAAGTAGGCTCAACAGGTGCTATAACCATAGAAACATCACCGACGACAGAAACATATATTAAAGATTCATCCGGTGTGGAAATAAACGCGGGGTATGCTCATAATCTTATGGCTAACTCACCGAGAAGTAAATGCGTTTTAGAAAATCCTTACGTGGTCTGTACTACTGAAAAGATTGAAACCTTCAATGCTTTAGTCCCTTCGTTGGAAATAGCAGTAAAGGATGGTAGACCTATCATATTCTTTTGTGCGGACTACAACCCACAAATGGTACAGAACCTTTTAGTAAATATCATACAGGGTAAGGTAAGTGCTTGTATGGTAAAACCTAGTGGTATGCACGAACAGAAGCAAGCGTGGCTTGAAGATATTTCGGCGTTGACGGGTGCTAAGTTATTTTCTACTACCTTAAAAGAAAGTATCAATAATATATCGTCTAACATGATGGGTGATGCAGACCGTATAGAGGCTTCTGCTAGAACAACTGTCATAAGTAGAAAGGAAGTGGCTGATACCACACACCTAGATACCTTACATCAAAATATAGAAGGCTCTGAACATGAATGGTTAGCAGAGCAATTGAATAACCGTCTATCAAGACTTACTACGGGCATCTCAACAATTTATGTTGGGGGTGCTACCGAGGTAGAGCAGGTAGAAAGAAAGGAAAGGGTAGACGATGCAGTTAACGCTTGTCGTCATGCTCTTGACTCCGGTGTAGTCATCGGCGGTGGTGCAACATTGTATCATGCTTCGCAAGCGTTAAGTGAAGCAGGGTATGGCGGTGATGTGTTTAAATTGTTTGAGAGTGGTTTGTTAACACCTATCAAGACTATTATAACCAATAGTGGCTCGGTAGACCGTAAGTTTTCTCTAGGTAAGGAACATTATGTATGTGGTAAGACAGGAGAAATGAGAAAGGCTAAAGATGATGGGGTCTATGACCCTGTTAACGTAGTTATTAACAGTTTAGAGAGTGCCGTGTCTGTCGCCGCATTGGTTTTAATGACCGATGCCGCGATTATAGCACCGAGGGAGTGAAAGGTTTATAACCGTAATCAATGGAGGAATATATATGAGTTGGGGAGAAAAAGCACCGAACAAGACAGAGACTAAAACAAAGACCGTAGAGCCTAAGACTAGGTTCGATGAGGCGTATTACAGAGATTTGTTTGAGAACAACACAATGAATACTGTAACACATAGAGCCGCGTTTATAGGGCATGAGAATACTGCTAAAACCGGATTGGCTCTATCGTGCTTAGACGCAGAAATCAAAGAGGGTAAGAAGGTATACATTTTTGATGTAGACAACTCCGCTAAATCGACAGTAGATTATATTTATCCTAATCAAGATAATATAATTGTTCTGCCGTTGCACGATGAGACAGATGACTCTATCTTTGACGACGAAAATAACGTAGACTACAAGGCATTGTTGGATAAAACGTCATACTACGTGAACATTCTTGCTAACATAGTAAAGGAAGCACCGGACAGTATAGGTGGTATCATCTTCGATGGTGGTTCTACCTTCCTAAAGTGGTGCGAACACGCTATGCGAGCGTCATTGTTAGATAGAGGTATTATTGAGACAGAGGACGGTACATTCAATCAGAAGGAATGGAGAGAGCGTAACCGCCTTTACAGAAATATTCTTACGAGACTACATAGTTTAAACGTGGCTAAGGTGTACTTCACCTTCCATCTAAAGGCAGTCTCACAATACATGGACGACGGTACAGGTAAAAAGGTACTGATGACTGTCGGTTTTAGACCGGAATGGGAAAAGGGTACTATGAGGAAGTTTTCTCAGCAAGTATTCCTAAGTAGATTTATGAAGAAAGCAGACCCCGCCGCAGGTGTAGAAGGAGACAGAACACTAGCAGATAATGAGTGGGTTGTTCGTGCTACCGTTGAAGAAATGAAAGGTAGCAACATAGAAAAGGTTGGTACTACACATGACATCCTAAGAGTTAAGGGTGGTAAAGTAGAATGGTACGGACTTCCGTTTATGATGGAGTGATTGTATGAACCCCTCTATAACAGTTGATTGTAATTCTTTGGTATGGTTGTTAAGACTAGCACAGAGAAAACAAACAATTGACGGTAAAAGTATTTCGCAGATACATTCGGCTACATTGATGCCGGAAAACCATAGATTGTATTGTCGCTCTTTGGTAAAGGATGGTGTTACGTCCTTGATAAACTTATCAATACCATGCACGACACAAAACTCTAATGGGTTGGGTATCGCTATCACAGACATAGACAATATGTTGGGCGTACTAAAGTATCATGGTGGTGTTTTAAACATAATCAACAAGGGTGATAAAATTACTATCAAGAGTGGTAGTAAGCAAACTACAATTGCAGGTAACACGGATGCTAGGTCTTTTCCTCACACGCCGGAAACTATCGGTCAATGGTACACTAAGTCTAACAATATAGTAAATAAGATAGACGCAGAAAACAAGACCTACACTAAGAATGACGGTTCTGTTATAGAGCCTCTAGTATTGATAGAAGGTCTTGATAGCACTACTATGTATGAAGCGTTTAGATGTGATTCTATGAACGGACAGAAGTTTAATCAATATCATGTTTCTTACCAAGACGGTAAGTTGTCGATAGGTGTAGGTAAAGAACTTAAGGGTAAAACTACTACGGATATAGACGTTGACGCTTGTGAAGCAGACCCAATAAACGCCATATACAACGGTGGTTTAGAATACATATTCCAAAATCTTAATAGTGATGTAAGTATCGCTATATGGGATTTCACAGAAGTAAACATGGGTTATCCCATGTTGATTACGCTAGGTGATGGCGATTTTATATTCCAAATGAGTAACATTGGAGAGTGATATTATGGTAAATATAACATTGAAAGATATAGAACTAGGAGAAAACAGTAAGGTGATTGAGATTGATGGAGAAGAGTACAACGTAAGTGTTGCTCTTTACCCGTCCTCTAACAAAGGGCTTCATAGAGAAGAAGCGTGGTTGCGTACCGAGTACGTTGACAAGGGTAAGACTATGGCTGAGATAGGTGCTATGTGTGGTGTAACTGCTATGGCCGTCAACGCATGGTTGAACAAACATAACATTGAAACTAGAGGAAGAGGCCAAAGGAAATCTTTATAATCGTAATCACAGGAGTTGATAATATGCGAGAACAGGTAATAGCATTGAGAACGGATAGTGGCGAGACAGTTTTAGATTTGGAACAGGTAGCCGCAGTAACTACGAGACATGATGAGTTTGGTGAGTATGTATGGGATATACATTTGAAGTCCGGTACTATATTTACATCTAACGATATTCCCGAAATAAACCGCTTGATGACCCTTACTTTCGGAGTGGAAGTATGGTACGAATGATGAGAGTAAATAAACACTCAAGAGTTTTCTTTGATGTAGTGAAGGCAGATACTTGTTTATTATGCGGGGCATATAACGATAGATACTGCGGTTGTTGGAGAGATAGATTATGGTAGAAGAAAGACCGCGAAAGTTTCCATTTCTTACCTGTGAGGTATGCGGTGCTAATTTCTCTTGGATATTTTATGATAACGTAGAAGGCGAAGGTGATATTTATGAGTGTGAAAACTGTAATCACATGATAATAGATAGGGTAGTCGCATGATAGTCGAGAGAGGCAGAGGCAGAGATATTATCATCAGAGGCCGTAACAAGAATAAAGAAAGATACGAAAAAACTATTAGTGGTTATTGGCCTTATGCTTTCGTTTCTGATGAAGATGCTGAACATATAGAAGAGGCAGTAAAGAAAGAAAGTGGTTACAAGGGTTTGTACGGGGAAGATTTGACAAAGATAACTTGTGCTACGCCCTACGATGTAAAGCAACTTTCTTATTACGGTACTACTTGGGAAGCAAATATACCTTATGTTAATAGAGTATTATCAGACTACATAAACGATGGTAACGAACCCATAGAAAACTATAACCATAGAACATGGTACATGGATTGTGAGTGGTCTCCCACTACAAATAAAATGAGAGTGATGGTAGTTTACGATAGTTTTACCAAAAAAGAATACGTGTGGTTTGTAGAGAGGTCGCTTGCGGAGCAGGGTCTAAAAGACGGGCAAGGAAAACCGTACAAGGAATATGGTGAATACAAATACGAAACCCCTGCTATGGGCTTCGCTACTGAAAGAGATATGCTTATTCATTTCCTACGGCACATGAAAAAACAAGACCCCGATATTATAGCGGGTTGGTATGTTGTTGGTGCTGACATAAAACAGATTATGGAAAGATGTAGGCACAACGGTCTGTCTGAGTTGTCCCTCTCACCTATGAGAAGAGTGAGGTATGAGTTTAAAGATTGGTCGCAACCCATTGTAGGTAGAAACTGTATAGACTTGATGCTTGCAGTATCTAAATTATGGGAGTTGAAGAACGGTAAGTTACCTTCTTACAAACTAGACGATGTTGCGTATGAGATATTGGGTGAGCAGAAAATCCAATTGGAGAAGGGGCATAATGAATCATGGTGGGAAGATAAGGCTCTATACCTACATTACGCTAGACAAGACGTTAGACTGTTACCTAAACTAGACGAAGCAGTAAACGCATTAGATTATTATACATCTTTACAACATATCGTACAATGTGATTTAAGGTCTACACCGTTTATCACTAAGATGTTTTCTCAGTTGGTTCTTACCGACCCCGACTTTGATAGACGTATTCCTACTCAACCGCAATTCGCTAAAGTTGATTACGAAGGTGCTGATATATTAGATGTCAAAGCGGGTGTATATGACAACGTAGGTATTTTAGATATTAAGGCTATGTATCATAGTAACGCCGCTAAGTATAATATTAGTTGGGATAGTTTAGACCCAAATGGTATAGACTGCGGTAACGGCACTAAGTTTTCACAGGATAACAAAGGTTTACTTGTTAGACAGATGGATAAGATGACAGACCTTCGTAATATTTACAAGATGAATATGTTTCTGACAGACGGTGCAGAGCAGAGAAAATGGGACTGTATGCAGTTTGCCGCTAAGACTTTAGTTGCGTCTATGTATGGTGTATGTGGAGACGCTAAATACGGTATGTATCATCCCGATATTGCGGCGGCCATAACTCACACATCAAGAGAGACGCTAGGAGAGTTGATGGTAGAGGCTCAAAGGGTAGGGTTCAATGTCCTTTACGGACATACTGATTCTGTCTTTTGTCAAATACCGTCTCCCGAAAAGGGTTTGGAATTGTTACCTTTAATTAACGAAAGAATAGCCCCGATGGAAGCACAGTTTGAAAAGTGGTGTCCTAGACTTATCATGGTAGCCAAGAATAGATATACCGGAAAAGTAACTTGGACTGATGGTAAGTATCACGAACCTAATATTTATGTTAAAGGTATTGAAATGAAACAAAGTAGGATGCCTAAAGTTATGAAAGAAGCCATGTTAAACACCATAACAGGCATACTAGATGGCGAAACTGAGGATGCTACCACAGAGCGTATAGCAGACCTAATAACATCTGTAATGGGGGGTAAAACACCCGCCAAAGATTTGTGTATGAAAGGAAAGATAGAAAGAGACTTGTCTAACTACAAAGTCCTGTCCGGTTCATCAGCAGGTGCGGCTTGGGCTAATGAGTTTCTAGGTAAGGGATATAGGGCAGGGTCATTCTTCCTAGTAACTCTTGATGAGGATGGTAAATACATAGCATTTGATGACCCAAAGGAAATTGAAGGTATTAAAAATATAGGGGCAAAAGTATTGGTAGATAGATTTATCATAAAGAAAATATCACCATATTACGAACTAGCGGGTTGGAATACACAACCTTTACAAAACGCCAAGAACGGTATAGGTAATATCAGTTGGTTATAGTAATCTTTATAACCGTAATTAGAAGAGGAAGAAGTATGTCGAAGAAGAAGGTATCGCAAGAAGAATTAGCACAGGTGATTAGCAATTTCTCAACAGAGGTTAGTACCGTATTACAAATACTAGGCTCAGATGTTATGAAACTGCAAAAGATGTTGTATAATCACTTGGATGAAGAAGGTAAAATAGAAAGAATTGTATGTAAATCATGCGGACAGGAATTGTTGAGGCCGGATATTAAAGGGGTAGAAAAGAGTGATATTTGCCCTTCGTGTGGAAATAACATTTTTGAAGGCGAACAAACCACGTTTGAAAATTGGGATAACGGAACAACAACAGAAGAAGAGTGATTGCTATGTCTCTCGTCTCTTCTTCTTATAACCCATTAGATTTATCTAATGAGAATTATGAAGCCTTAAGAGTTAGTAAATCATCTCTTATGACCTACAAGATGTGTCCTAGACAGTTTTATTGGAGATATGTAGCGGATATACCAAGACCACCTGCTACTGAGGAAATGATAAGGGGTACTAAGATACATACTGTTATGGAAGCGGGGTTATTAGAAGGCTCTGAATCCGTCATGCGAGTAGCCGAAGAAGAAGGTGTCGCTGACGACGAGGGGGTTGACTCCCTAAATCTATTATTACATCAGATAGCCTACGATTTGGGCGGGTTTGATGTAGTAGAGGCGGAAATAAAACATGAGGTTCACGAAAACTTTGACGGACATGATTTAGTTTGGGTAGGGTTAATAGATGGTGTTCTGCGTAACCCACAAACAGGCGGTCTTATATTAGTAGAATTAAAGACAGGTAATATGTCTATGTCTAAATTAGGAAGGACTAGGAAGGAATTAGTTTACTATACTAGATTGTTAAGGTTGTTGGGGTACGAGGAAGAAGTAACTCATTTTTTGTATGTTACACCGGACTACGAGATACCCGAAGATGGCGACGATAGACTATTGCTTGAGGGTAACAAACGTGGTAAAACTATGTGGGTAGGTGCGGAGAGAGGTTTTGCGTTATTAGAACCGTTTTTAGAGCGTTCCTATAATGCCTTTGAGGAATCTTTATACGAGACTATCGACTCATTAACTTCCCACCAATGGCCTATGAAATGGAACGACTATTTCTGCCCTATGTGGTGCGATTTCTCACTTAATTGTGAGGCTGAATTGAACGGTATTACGGAGTGGGGCTTGTGATTGGTATGAAGTGTATTGCGTGTGGTTCTGATGACCTATGGGAAGGTTCTGAGGTTGTTTGGAGAGTAAACGGGCAGACGGGTAACGCACCCGAACAGATTACTATTTGGGCTTGTGAGTGCGGAAGTCAACAGACGGAGTGATTTGATGCCGTTAGAGTTTCCTAGAGAGATTGGCCTACGGCGTACCCCTTGTTTGAGTAGGGATGATTTCGATACTTATATCGAAAAAGTAAATGGTAAAGCATCTTGCTATACTTCTCTGTATTCCTTTGAGAGAAAAGATGAAAGAAGGTCATGGAAGATGGATGTTGAATCGGTTGTTATGGATAGAGCATGGTGGGATTTCGATATAGTAGAAGGCGGAAACTTAGAAGATGTTAAAAGGGATGTGGCTACTTTGATTGCTAGACTTAATGGAGATGTTAGGACTGTCTTTACAGGTAGGGGTTTTCACGTACACCAATTCTTTGATAGTCCGGTAAAGGGTACTATGATTTCTAAGCATTTGGATAGATACCAAAGACTAATGGCTCAAGGTCTAGTTACTTTAGATGGTGTAGGATTCCCACAAAAACTAACTCGTATACCGGACACATATAACCCAACTAGAGGTAGATGGTCTGTAAATATAGATACAGAGGCATTCATAAAAAACCCATTACAATATAATATTCCTAGTAGACCACAAGAGGCACTACTACACTTAGACCCGTTTAGAGGTGAGATACCTAACGACGGGTTTAACATTAGAAAGTGGATTGCTGATAATCCTAAAAAGGAAATACCCATTACCGTTACACAATTTGAAGGTGAAATAGGTAATGCGGGCTTGATACCTATACCACCTTGTTTGGAAAAGGCCATGAACTATGAAAATCCTAAACACACTCATAGAATAGCATTAGTGCAACATCTAGCAGAAAACCTAAGATGGTTCGCACACCCTTCTACTTTGACAGAACAACAAAGAAGAGACACAATAGATACGATAGTTAATTTTATCTCTAAACTAAATTGGAGAGATTATAACGAACACACAACAAGATTCCACGTTGGTAGTATTATAGACTACGAACACGTACCAACAAAGTGTTGCGTAGACGCAGGGCCGTGTTGGTCGCACGACGGAGTAAAGAGGTAATAAAAATGATGACAATGGAAATGATAACAATAGCACAAGCAACAGTATGTAATATGTGTGGTAGTGAATGGACTACACAAACCGAATTAGAAAAGTATTGCGGTAAATGTAAAACACACTTGATAGAAATAGGCGGCGAAGTATACAGTCAGCAAGGTTGGTAAGAAACTCCTTAAATAAGTATCAATCTGTGTTACTACTATGCTCTTAGTAGACGATAGAGAAAACCCTAAAGTTGTTAATAAATTGTTAATGAGGATGGGTAAAGATAACGTAAAAGTATGTAGGCTGCAAGCGGCGGACTATATCTTAGGTACTTGTGGTATAGAAGCAAAAGAGATAAATGACCTGTATAGGTCTATTATGGGGTTCGGGCGAACCCGTACTATTGTAGCCCAATTAAGAGACTTACAGGAAGAGTTTGAGAATCCTATGCTTGTTGTATATGGTACTCAATTAAAGCCCTATGTTATTGGTGGAAGGCCAAACGCTAAACAAGTGGCTATGGAAATGGCTCGTATGAAAAAAGTTATACAACAATTCAAAACTACATTCTATCAAAGATTTCCAAAAATCAAATACATGGAAGTTACTACGATGGACGATTTTACAGAGTATCTTGTTGTTAATCACACACAAAAAGATATGTCATTGTCTACTCAATCACCGCACCTACAAAACGCAGTAAAAACTGCCGACCTAGACCCGCGTATAGCAATCCTAACAACAGTAAAGGGTATCACACCCGAAATGGCCGAGGGCTTGTTAAAGGAGTTTGGTAGTATACCAAAAATACTTAGGACTAGAACAACACAAAAAGATATTATGAAGGTAAAAGGAATTGGTAGAAAAAGAGCAAAAGCAATCCTAAGTTTACGAGATAAATATTAGCCTGTGCTTGCAGAAAAATTGTTGCTAGAAGATTTAGTATGTGCTGATGCTCTTTGCATCTTCACACTAATGTTTTTTAGTACAACACTACTAGCGTCAGAATCGTCGTCGCTTGTAGCAGGTTTTCTAGTTATAGTTACCTTAATTTTTCTACCTGCTTTATTCAATCCACTCAACGGAACTTCGGGTAAAATACTTAATGTTTCATTATTTTTACCTGCACCTATTCTTGCAGTATGTGTAACGCTTGCGTTGTTATCTTGATTAGTAACAGTAACGTATAAAAGAGCAGTCTTGTTACCCGCAATACTCGTTGGTGCGTGGGTAGCCTTTGCCTCTATACTGATTCTGTTGCTCAAAACATCTTCCGGTACTACAAAGGTTGTTTCTAAAGAAACTTCTTGAGATGCTACTTTGTAGTCTCCACCCTGCAAACCTTTACCTGCAAAAATATAACCGTCTGCCGTCTTAACTGCCGTTCCGCTTATAGGTGTAATATCTACATCCATACCCTCTATACCACGCATAGATGAAGGAGTTACACTAGGTTTTTGTTGTCCTAAAACAGAAAACTGTGCATCACCGGAAAGATTGTCGTTGTTAAGATTCATTCTACCCTTTATATTTCCGTAAGTATTCTTACTCATCTTACCTACTGTAATGCCGCCACCGAATGATGTACCGTCTCCTGTATCTTCATAACCATCATACTCTGTCTCACTACTAGGGTCATGGTCTGCGTTAGGATATTGTGATGGCGGTACTAATCCTATACCCCAACCCGCGTCCCAATGTGGTGTGGTGCTACTACTACCACCATTATTACCGGACTGTAAACCATCGTTGTCTCCACTTAGAAGGAAACTTAGTAACCTATCAGAAGATAAAGACTCATCTCTTTCTAAAGTTAGTTTTACCGTATCTATACCTTTAGCAGAAGCACCCCATTGTACCGACTGTATAACCATAGTTTCATTGTTCATTTCAAGACCTAAATCAGTAACACCTACATAACTTGCAGGTACATAGGAAAGGTCTCTACATATTTGTATTCTTGGTGCGTACCATTCCTTTCTTTGGTTACGGAATCCACCGCCCATCTCTGTATATGGTCTCATACCTAGAGGGAAAATACTATTTTTGTTTATAGCACCACTACCGTTATCTACGCTACTATCAAGAATATAATAATTAGCATCTACGCTATGTGTAGAATTACCCACACTACTGTTTGTTTTTGATGGGTCGCCACACCTATGACGTAGCAACGCTCGGCAGTATTCTGCGTTGAATGAAAAAATTATTTTGCCCTGTGAGGAATAGTAAGATGCGGGTATATCTATTTCATAATAACCACTATGCTTAACGTCTTTAGACGATGTATTGTTACTAAGTTGAGAACTCTGTAAGGCGTGTGTCAAATTAGTATCAAATCTGTAATCTGCAATATGAACAGTAAACTCTGCTTCATCTATATTTGTACCCGTTTGATTTTTTAAATCTACCCATATTCTTAAAGGGTGTCCTGTGGTGCTTCCAACAAACGGAGTATCATTAGGTATATGAACTATTTGTACCGCGTTAGATATAGAGTTACTACCATACCAATAATAATTGTTATTCCATGTAATGTCTCCCGACCCTGTTTCTTGACTTATACCGTATCTATCTTCTATTGGGTCTACGTCTGTACTCATGTTGCCGTGTAAAGCATTTACCATTCCGGGGAATAAAACACCACCTGTACCCAAGTAAGTCCAATTAGTTACGTTTGCTTCTGTGTCGTCCGTACCTTGTAGTGCTATGTATGGGTCTGAGATATATCCATATCTACCCGTATGTATCATTTTATCTTCTACATCAGTATCTAACATAGGGCTTACTTCCATTCTAAGAGAATTGTTATTGTAGGTGTTGTATTGTTTTCTTGCTACTATCAATGCTTCTTTACTATTTAGTATTTTTGGGTGTTCCACAATCTTCCATCGTGTAGTGTCTGTTAGATTTGTTGCCGGATAATCGACAAAGGATTGGTTGTCGTTATAATAAACTCTTACGTTCGTTATTTGACCGGAAACTTGTGCATCTAGTCTTGATATTAACATATTATTACGGTTAAAAGAAATACCGGAATTGTATTTAGGTCTAATTTCTATTCTATTGTCTCTACCTATAAGATAAGAAAAAGTAGTTGGTAGTGAGTTAGTAGTACCGTGTCCTGTTTTCTTAGTTAAATCTTTTACTATACTACCTAAAGTTTTACCTCTACTGTCTAATACACTACCGTATGAATCGTTGCTACTTGTGTCATTGTAAGTAGTCATCATAGATGTAATAGGTACATTGTTTATATCAAAAACACAACTTACTTTAGCAGAAGGTAGCCAAGAGTCCATAATAGAAGCATTCCAAAGAAATCTCAGTTTATCGTGATTCCAAAAAGTACCGCTATTAGTCGATTCATAAAAACCATTCATGTGCATCATTAATCTTAACATATAAGAAGATTGCACCGTAGCATGAACCTCAAAGTGTTCCGGTGTAGTTTCCTTTGTAGTGTCGGTAGTATAACTAACAGGGAAACCATAATAAAACCATTCTTCGGGTGTTATGTTCATTTGGTCATTTATTGCTTGTTCTTTTTCGTTTATAGTCATGTTAGGAAAAAGTGTAATAGCACCACTATTTATTACCTTAACTTTACCTAGTTGTATAGGTATTTCGTAAGTATCGCCTATACTCCAACTAACATCATTACCACTAACTAAATTACCGCTACCATCATAAGTTGTTTTAACAGTAGATTTACTTACAATTAATGTGTTTTCTTGGTTAGCACCATGTATGTTACCTTCATTTGCTTCGTCTCCTACTCTAAGTATAGTATGTCTAGTTTTAGTGCCGCCACCATTAGGGGTTCTAATTAAAGTCATTCCCGCCCTTACACCACTACTGTAATGAGATTCGGCGGGGGATGAACCACTACTGTTTACTAATTTTATTGCTCTAGTGCCTTCCCAAAAACCTGTAAGGGTAGTACCGGATGACGAATTGCTAGGTACAAGAGCAACGGCAGTAGCACCACTACCACTACTATATTTAGTTTCTAATTTATTTTTCCAAGTAAAGTAAAACATAGTATTATCTTCTTCGTTACCATTTCTATTCATAACTGTATTTAATATACCATAACCGGAGTCATCAAACTTTCTAGCATCTTCAACAGTAATACCCACATCACCAAAAATAAATCCATCCGGTGATAGTTGAGCATCAGAAATTAATTTATCTTGGTTTGGATGCTCTAATAAATCGTTATCTGTGTTTTGATAAGTAGCAGTAGCCTGTTCCCAATAATTGTCTATTAGTTTAGGGAAACCATGCCTTGTTGCTACATAATCTCCTAAATCAGTAGAGCCACCCGCAATCTGCCCTGTCTTACCACCGTTAGCATGAGTATTAAGGTTAAAGAAAGGTGCAGAATCTATAACTAAAAATGACCCCGCCTTATCTTCCCAATTTTGATATGTAGATAAGTCTTTATGAGAGCCTGTTATTGGTGCGTAAAATACACCACCTGTATTACCACCGTCTGCCGTACCACCTGTCGTCCAACCCTGTGCTATATCAAAGGTGTTTGTTCCTACATTTTCTATTTGATATAGCCCGTCATGTGCTAGACTGTTGTATATGTAAACATAATCATCGTTAGACAAACCATGACTGTTATCTGTTACTCTTAATGTATTAGTGCTATTTAGGGCTATGGTACAGGATTCTGAGTTAGCGTAGTCTGCGGGCTTAGAAAAAGCACCGCCCGTACAAGGGTCGCTAGTAGAATCGAGATTCCACACCCTTAAGTCATCTCCAACCTTTAACGAAGCAAACTTATCTATGTTCCCTTCTTGGTCTACTTGGTCTACATAGAACAAGTCAAAATCATAATTATCATGTAGTGGGTATTGTAAACCAAAGTTTTTCTTTCTTGTAGACGCATCTGCATTGGCGTTACCGTTGTTTCTCATATCCGACCAAAGAAGCCATATATGTTTGTAGTTATCAGATATAGTCTGTACTTTAACCTTAAAATTATTACTAGAAACTGAATAAGAATTGTTTATGTATTTACACCCTACCATGTAATAATTACTACTAACCTGTACCTTTCCTTGATAAATAAACTTTTCTTGATAGACTTCTGCACCCACCGAAGGAACACTCCATATTTCCGCTACGCCATGTGTAGGTATGGAATTGTAAGTTGCCTGTGGTATTTGTATAACCTTAGTAGAAGAAGTTATTGTCTGATTGCTAAGGTCTTGTGATGTATTTGCCGCCGCTTCTTGTACTACACCAAAATGATATTGAAACCAAAGGCTTTTAGGCAAATCTCTCATCCAACGAGCATGAACACTTCTATTCTTGGTTTTTGTTGCATTTATAGCAGTAGTGTAATGACCATTTGTTTGTCCGGTATCTTTTGACCACTCATACCTTGCCGTACCGTCTAAAAGACCATCTACTGCCTGTGAATTACCAAATTGTGAAACACAAGGAGTTTCCGTTTCTACACTATACAAAACAGGGGTAGCCCCACTTGTGTCAAAGTAATTTCTAAACTTCTTAACACTTACTACCTTGTGTCTCAATTCGTGATGAAAGTATGTTACAGAAGGTACGGCGTGAGCCATGTTTCTTCTGTTCATGTAAAAATAATCGCCTATTTTTAGATTAGGGTTTGCATCAAAAAAGAAATGAAAAATATATGGCCCTGTTGTTGTGGTCGCAGTAGTAAAAACATTATTAGTAAACTGCGTCCAAGAAATTAACGGTATAGGATTATCTACTGTGTTTCCGTCGTCATCCAAATATGATTCTGCCGCACTATTATGTGGTTGTTGCCCTGCATATACTATTTTTGCGGTTTCGGGAACGTATGCTAAATAGGTAGCCGCCCCCGTACTTGTACCATTACCTGTAAATGTTAATTCATTATTACTTTCACTTTCAATTTGTAAACTAGCATCATTATGATTAGATGTGTTAGTTATACTTATTGTATCTCCCGCACCCAAAGTATGACTTCCTTCTGCTAAGATTGCGATAGTTTTGTGGTCTGTTGCGTGTCTTTTTTCTACAAATCCTAAGATAGCAAGACCCTCATAAGAATCTTCTATATCGTTTGGGCCATTTGTAGAATCTTCGTTGTTATACATTTGTATTGGATGACCCGAACCTAACTGTGTTCTTTGTGTAGATGACTCTAAGTAACTGTTAGTGCTTTCAAACCCAACATCGTTACTAAGTAATTTTAATTTGCCTGTTCCTAAATACATAGCGTCTCTAAAACCCTGCGAGTCATAATCCCAATAATTACTATCTTCTCCTGTCTCTGATTCACCTTGTTGTCCTACATCCCATAGAGGAACTTGATTATTTAAAGCATCTAAAGAATCTACTGCCTTCAATATAATTTCCCTAGACCTACCTTTTTGATTTATGTTAAAAGTATCTACTAATCCTCTCCAAATAGGTCTATCAATTCTTTTATCTGTATCACCAAATACCAACAAGTTCCAATCAATAGGTGTAGAAGATACAAATAATCCTCTTAAATTAAGAAGATAATCCGATGCTACATTTCCTCTAGCACCACCCGTCAAACCCGCATCATCGAATATGTTTACTACACAAGTAGATAATCCGTTATTACTTTGTTTTACTTCTAATTTACTTATCTGTGGTTCGTTGCTTGATGTAAAATCATCTGATAAATACCTAACAAGACCTACTCTATCTAACATAAGATATGATACATAACCAAAGTCGCCGTCCGTCTCATCGGACTCTATACTTAATTGATAACCATAAATACCTGCGGCAGTAGTTCCGGCATTCATATCTTCCGGTGTGTTATTTTGTTTTACACCATTTACGTACCAATCATATTTAGTATTCGTGTAATCAAATACGAAATCAACGTCAAGCCAAGAGTTATCGTTTGTATAAGACCAACTGTTACCACTTGTTATAAGACCTTGATTGTCGTATGCTACTGTACCTGTTGAGTCTGTAAATGTCTTTAGGTCTAAAGATTGTGTTATTGCGGCTACGCCTGTGTAGCCTTCGTCGTTGAGTATACCTGCTTGTGCAGTAGGGAATCCTATTTCAAACTTAACTTTAATATCATCCCAAACACCTACACCTTCGGCAATATGACTTCTTACGGCTATTCTTGCGGTAAATATATCGCCATCCAATCTACTGTTTAATGGCCCGTCATATATGATAGCGGGTACATCAGCAAAGTCGTCATCAATATTTTCTCTGACTGTCTGTACGCATAGAAACGGTTGTTTTGAGGGCGAAGTAATTTCTGCAAACAATAAAGACGGTTCGTTAGAAGAAGTCTGTGCTAACTTTTCTCCCATCCAAGAGCCTGTAAGGTGCGCCCTCTGTACGAAGTTACCTGTTGTAGATGTTTTACCTGCATTTTTCGCTTGGTAGTTAGTAGCATCGTATCTTTTCATATCTGACCTACCAAAAGAAGCATCGTTTTCTCCGGTAGGAACTATATATGAACCGTCGCTATTATGTCCGTTGATAAATCTTTGGTAGAAATCACTACCATATGTAGAATCATTATTGAACTTATATCTGTTTGCTACGTGTCCGTCGGGATATTGTAACTGTACTCTTCCCGTCCACGAAGCATCTCCAAGTCTTGTATCATCAAATGTAAGCCACTCAAATATACCGTCGTTTTGTAACATATTATTTGCAGTCGTCGATACTTTATTACCTGCGTTGCTATCTTGCTCTCTTTCTTCGGCAGACCATCTGTAACGAGGATTTAGAAACGCCTCGCCGTTTAGAGGATTACCAAAATGACTGCTAAGATGAGTATACGTTGTTGTATCAGAAGGCTTGGCCGTAAAATCACCTATTGCTCTAGCCCCATTAAAATCGTCGTAGTAGCCCGCAAGCCACACTTGATATTTCTTTGTTACACTTCTTACCATTCACTCACCTAGCCGAGAGACATAGATGTTGTTGAACCCAACACAATATTCGCTCTACTCTCTATTTCTTGTATTATTTGGTCTGCTACTTCGGGTACAGTCATACCGTTAAAGTTGTTTGTCATTATGACTTCTGTATTACTAATTAGATTTTCTACTCCTTGTTGCCTAACCTGTTTAATCAAATCTCCTGTTAGTGCAGAAGAACTAAAACCAAAGAATAACTCTTCTCTAGCATTATCAAACTCTATTAAACTATCAACTGCCGTACCTGTAACGTCGGCTATACCTTCAATAACATCAGTAGCCATTTCTCCTGTGCTTCGTACGGTTCTTTCTGCAAACCTATCTATTTCTTCTAAACTATCTACACTATGTGTTTTGAATATGTCTATAATACGTTTATTTTTATCCTCTAAAGCGTCTAATGCCTTTTTTGCACGTACAGTAGCGGGGTCGGTTTCGGGGTTACCCATTATAGGGTTTCCATCTGCGTCATAACTGACTATTGTTGTTGCGGCTCTCAAAGCGGCTTCGTCATACTCTTGTTGTAATCTCTCTCTTTCTTCAAATATCGCCCTAGTAGAGTTTAGAGCAAGTAACTCTATTGCCTGTGCTTCTTCTAATTCGCTGATACGTTGTTTGGCCGCATCACTTTGCCCTTTAGCAAATAATGAAGTAGCACCTTCTAAATCATCAACGAGTTTTCTCTGCTCTGCTAACTCATCGTTTATCTCTTGTAAACTAAACTCGTCAACTATGTCCTGTACGGTCTCAACACTTACCGACATAGATTCTTGCATATAGTTTGCCTCATCACCGACATTAGTAAACATATCCGCCAAGAAACCTGCGGCTACCCAAGCCAAACCTAATGGCCCAAGTAATGTAATCATAGAAGCAGTTAGTCCTGTTATACCTACTCTAGCAAGTGCGGCAGACGCGGCTATATTATAGTTAGCAAGTATATTTAGATTTTTAGCACCTGTATTAGCATTAGTGGCGGCGGTGTTAGCCAACTTAGCCATAGTTTCTGCTATTTGTGCAGTAGTGCTATGCAACAACTTAACTATCTGTATACCCATAGCAAATGTATTTAGTATCATACCTATACGCATAGACTTTTGGCTTTTACCAAACATTAAATACGCAGTTCCTAAACCACCCAAAGCCATAGTAGCAGAGTTTATTGCTGAATTATTTAGTTGTTGTTCCATTCTTTCTCGTCTCATTACTTCTATTCTACCTGCCTCTAAGGTAGCAGTATGTCCTTTGATAAGCCTATTGTTATTTTTTATAGCGTCGGCATAATGTTCTTCCATTTGTGTAGTTTGCATAAGCCTTTGGTTCAAATCTTCGTATCTCTGTATCTTGGCCTCTAATGCTATTATTTCTTCATTAGTAGTAGGAATTACTTGACCCCTAATAACTCCCGCTTGTTCAGTCATAGAATCTGAGATTGCATTTGAAGTAGTGAGATGGAACATATCTTCTCCCTGCATAGCACGTCTAACGTGTCTAAGAGTTTCAGTAGCAATTCTTAAGTTAACAATTGCTATGTAAGAACTAACCATAGGTGCTACCATAGTTCTAAATATTTCTGCTATTCTAAACACACCACCTAATTGTGGTATTGCGGTAATAATATCTAACATACCTTGATGAAATACTGCTTGCATTTTTGCCGAGTCTGTATATGCGGGCATCAATTGGTCTGCTAATGCACCTTTAACACTCTTCAATCTTGCTTCCATTTCTTCAAGTTGATATAGATTAGTGTCTTGTAATCTATTAATTTCTTCTTGTGCAGGGAATAATTCTTGTAAAGCATCTGCTTCTAAATCTCTCATACGGTCTACGCCTTCAAGAAGTTTAATAAGACGAGTATAATGTAGATTACCTGCTATGGTTTGTGCTAACGCAGATTTTTCTGCACCTTCCATACTTTGATACTCTACTGATAAATCTTGTAATATCTCAGATAATGGTCTCATAGCACCTGTGTTTTGGTCTATAACGGCGACACCTAATCTTTCTACTTCTCTTCTAGCACCATTAGTATCAGCACCAAGACGAGCATAAATAGTCCTTAACGCCCTACCACCCTTACCCTGTTCTTCACCCGCCTCAATGAGAACGGCAGACATAGCGGCCATAGCCGCAATACTCTCACCTGTAAGGTGGGCTTGAGAAGCAAACTGATTCATAACGAAAGTTATCTGTTCCATAGTTGCGGCAGAAGTATTTTCAATCGTGTTAAGTTGGTCTAAAATACGCATTGTATTTTCCCTAATTTTATTATTTCTTTCTACGGCACTTGTGTTTTCATCTGTACCTTCCGTCATAAACTTAGTTTGTTGATTTAGGTTAACCATTCTTTGCATAGCCGCTTCGGTGTCCATACCGGATATAAGACCGAAGGCCATACCCATTTGAGTACCCGTAGCAGTAGAACCTGCACCTAAAACTCCGGCCAACTGAGCCATTTTAGCGGCGGCCTCAAAAGACTCATCTGCGGCAAAACCAAAGGAATGCCCTATTTCTATTATCTCTTTATTTAAAACTGCTAAATCTTCACCCTCGCTTACGAACTTTTCAAACTGACGTTGTGCTTCTCCTATTTCTCTACCAATAGGCATAACGTCATCCATAAGATTAGTAAAGTGTATACCTAACTCACCAACGGCTTCTTGCACACCAACTAACGCATCTAAATACAATGCTTCTATAATAGTAGCGGACGCTTTTGTATCTTTAATTAACTTGTCTGCTTGCATCGTACCTACGATGTCGAAGAATATTCTTGAAGCACCTGCACGAAGCACTAGCATAGCGACGGCCATGCTTATAAAAAGAAACGGAGTAAAGTAAGTAATTAGACCTATTTCTGCTATCATTTATCTTCACCGCTACTCTTTGGGTCGCCCACTATTTCGACCCCGCTTTCTCTCAACGACTCAAATAAATCGGTATTGTTTGATAATAGTTTGCGTTGTTTACGCCTTTGGTTGCGTCTAGCAACCATACTTTTACCGTCGTCTTTCTTTGCTTTATCAGTTGCTTCTGATATTTTATCATTGATATTTGCGGCCACGATAAGGTCTAACTCCATTAGGTGTCTACCACCCTCTACCGAATACTTGAGCCACAAATCAGACGGTAATGTTCCTTTGAAGGCCATGCAGAGGCTCGGTGCAACCATCAGGAACTCTGAAAAGGTACAACACCATCTTGGTCGTCGCCCCTAACAAATTGTAATATACGATTTAACTCTTCAAAAGTTAGTAAATTGTAATCTATATTTTCATCTAAAATACATGGTGGAATCCATGCTTCCATTTGTGCTTCTACTCCACCACCCATTTCATCTAACATTTCAGCAAACTCTTGTTGTTGTTCATCAGTCCACTCGGTAGGGTCGCCCGCGTGTTGCATTTTACGGAATACTTTTCCTTGAATGTTAGTAATTTTCAGTCTTTCCATACCGGAAGCCTGTCTTACCCATATCTTTGTTCCATCGTCTAACTCTATTTCTTTCTTCATAACAGGCATCTGTTTCACTTCACTACGTGCTACTGCACTCTAGTTAAGCATGAGTTATAGGCTTATTTAAAGAATTACTCTTCTTCATCTATTTTCTCAACAACTTTTGGTATTTCCTTTGGTACTACCTTCTTTACAGTTGCTACCTTCATTGGAAATCTTTTGACATACCTAGCAATTTTATGCTCGCTCATGCCTAAAAGTAAACCCATATACTTTTCCGGTATATCTCTTTCAAGAGACTCTATGTAATCTTTCATTCAATCACAACCAAGTTAGTGCGGAGTCGCCTAAGCCACCGCCCTCAATCTTAATATCCATGACTGCTTCTGCGGTATCATCATATAGTGCTACGAAACCAACACTCATTGTTTGTGTGTCTCTTCCGCTTACAGATGCTTCCGGTGCTTCAAATCTAATATTGTAAAAATTAATTTCCATTAGGTTAGCAGAAGCAGTACCCGCTTCTTCTCTAAATTGTAGTTGTAAAGCATCGTTTCCGCCACCCGGATTGTATTGTACGCCATCCTCTGCAATCAAACCGTTGTAAGTAGGTTCTGCTACGCTTGTAGTGTGAATAACTTGGTTGAACTCAATAGTACCTGTTACCTCTCTCCTTTGTGAAGGTGGTATGCGTACATAGGTTGAGTTTCCTAGCCCGTAAGCGTTGTCGGTGTCTCTGTTCATGTTTACTTCAAAAGAAACAGACTTAACTACACCTGTGGAAAAAGTACCATTGTTATTAAACTTAACGTGTCCGTTAGCGAAATATAGTGCTTCTAGTGCGTCTCCACTAAATGAAAGAGTACCTGCGGTATTTACTAGGGCCGCTACTGCACTTTCTCTGCATCCTACCCAATCAGCAGACAGAGTTACATATTCACCAACGCTTGCAGACATAGATAGCCTGTTACCCGCCATACCTGTGTATGTGTGTTCCTTTGCTTCTCTACCTACACGAATTGTAAATGAATCGTATGGGAAACTACCTGCCTGTGCTTCTGTTCCGGCAGCAGGTTCTTCAAAAGAGTGTACGTCGCCGCTTTCCGAATATTTTGGGAAAAAGGCTAGTAGTGTAGTAGCCAAAAATGTATCTAGTTGAACGGCCATATTATATCCACCCTCTGAGTATTCTCCGCCTGTAACGGATTTAGCAGATGAGTAATGACTCATATCTTGTCTTGTTAGCAAATCTTGTCTTGTTGCGAATGACTCGTCATCAACTTCACCAAAGATAACTGTATTTGCTGAAGTATTTTCTACGCCATAAGCATCCTCTATTTCAAGAGAAATATATCTATTTAGTATCTCATTAACCATAGTAGCACCTCTATGTGGTTCTTCAACGATACTAATGACTTATTAACATTATCATCGGTGTCGCATATCTATTCTACGCATATACGTCATAGTAAGCGTGTGTACGCATACTGTTTCGTCATCGTCCATCTTAGAATCTAACTGTGCGTCGTAGGCTATAATACTGTCTGTTGTTCCGTTTACCCCGGTTTTAGTATACAATTCATCAAAGATTTCTCCTAAAATATTTAGTCCATGACGATATGCGTTCTCATAGTTTGTTCCTTTTACGGTAATAAAAACTTTTACATCATACTCTTGTGATATTTTAGCACCACCTAAAGAATCAAAGGTAGGTGAACCTAACTCTTCTACCAAAACGTGTATTGTTGGTGTTATCAACCTATTTAACATTTGTGATGATATATCATAACCATAAACAATAGACGCATCAGAAACCTGTGTTTTTAAGTATGGTCTAGTGCTATTTTTTATTTGTGCTACTATCGCTAGACCCATACGTGCAAGAGTGTCTTGAGCAAAGTCTGATAGTAATAATTCTTCGGGGCTAAAAGCACCGAACTTAGAATGGTAAATAGAAGCCCATTTAACGCTTCCACTTGTGTTGCCCCACACTACCCCTGCCGAGGACGAAGAGGCGGCCGTAACGCTCTTATAGACGGCAGAACCGTCATCATCGTTAATAATCTCATGTGTGTATAATCTAGCGTCGCTACCATCAAGGGTAAGACGTAAAATTAAGGTTGTGGGGTTATCCTCTGCTTTCGCAAGGTCTAAATCTGTAATAGTAACTGTGCTTGTACCTACCAACTTGATAGAAGTATTACTTCCTGTTGATTGAACCTCTACTTTTTTTGTACCGTCATCTATCTTCATAAGAACTGTACCATCATCGGGTGCGGTTGTATACTCTAATACTGCTACTAAAGTGTTAGCCGTTCCTGTTGGTGCTACTGTGTATACGCCATTAGTAATTACCCAATTACCACCGGATGCTGAACCACCACCGCTAGAAGCCGTAAAGTCTGCGTTGAAACTACCGTCTAAAGATGTAGGGTCATCACCTATCATTCGACTAGACCAATACTGTGTTTTTGTTGCTATCGCCATTTTATCGCCCCTTTAATTTCCTTATTATACTACTTGCACCAAGCCTTTTAGTACCACCAAATGGGCTTCGTGTCATTTTAAATGACCCCATACCTTGTATTTCTAATAGATTAGCACCCCTACTACCCTTAACACCCGTAGGACTACCACCGTCAAACGAACCCGCAGTAAAGGATGTAAATTGATTTGGTTGTTTATCACTTGTTTTTTCTACCACATCTAATGAATCTGCTATTGTATCGTAGAAATCACCTGCGGCTTTTTTGCCGGGGCTTAATTTACCTTTAAACTGTCTAGGCATATTCTTAATTTGGTTTTTAGTATCTTTTGCCGCGTTACGTGTTGCGGATTCCATAAACCCCTTCATGCCTTCTTTTATCTGTTCTCTTATTTCTTTGTTGATAATTTCGTAGGCCGCAGAATCGAAATAAAAGTCAAACTTCATTGGCCCTTGCGGTTTTTTATTGCGTCTAGCCATATTCTTCCTTTTACGCAACTGCTCTCCCTTTGGGCCATTTTTTACTCTTATTTTTTGTGCAAGTTTATCCATTTCTTGTTGCCCTTCGTCTAACGAAGTTTTAGCGTTTGCTTTGAAAGTCTCTATTGCATTTGTTTCGGGAAAACCCGGATGTGTGTAGGGTACTCTAACATAACCATATTTAGCCATCGTTTCACCTAATCCACACTACCCAAGTGAGCCAATCTCTTTAGATTAAACTCACCGCGTTCTCTTAGTGTAGTCCCACGCATAGAGCCTTCTGCACCTGTGGTTTGGAAAGTACCTTCATCTTCCATATAGTAAGCCGCCGCTAAATCAGCACATATTTCTCTTAATACGTGAGCCATCTCACCTTGTTGAACTGTAACACCGGAAGCGTGGTCTGCGGAAACTCCACTAACACCTGTTAATATATTAGCATTACTAGCATCCTTACCCGTCCATACGAATGAATCACCATCTATATTACCATTACCTGTTGTAGAAAAGGATGAAGCACTTGTTAAAGTCATAGTAGTATCACCCGCACTTACCGCACCGTTAGCAGTAGTGTCTGCTATGGATTTACTAGGAACGTCTCTACCATAGTCTCTAAATGTTTGGTCTATATCTATACTTGCCCTACGAATACCGGAGTTAAGTCGAGAAGATGCTTGCGTCCTTTGTGCTGAGTTAAGACCTAATCTTGAGCCAACATCACTTGTAGTACAATAGTAAACCATTCGATAACACCGCCGTAAATCCTATAAACATAATGTAAAGCATACGCTTCTGTAATTTGTGGTAGGCCTTGAGTGTCTTTTCAAGGTTTGTGAGAGTATTAGTAACACTTCTGCACCATTCATACCACTCTTCTTGATTCATAATATCACATCTGCGTAGAAATACCCATAGCACCTGCTACAATTGCTATTAGGGTAAAAATAATCTTTTGCATATTAGCCATGTAAGTACCAATCAAACCATTAGTAATTTCTAATTCCGTAGCAACCTTTGTAAGACCTGTTTTCATGTCTATCTGCGATTGTACCAACTGTTCGATAAGACGCTCATGCCTTTCGGCCATGTTTTCTAGGTTATCTAACCTTAGACTAATTACATCTTTTTCCGTCAATTACTGCCCTTCCTTGTATGCCTCTAATCGGGCAACAAGGTCTGCTTTCTTTCCGCTAACAGAAAGACCTGCTTCCTTAAGCATAACCTTTAGTTCTGCGACATTGTGTGAGTCAAGAGTCTTTTCAATCTTCTCGACTTCTTCCTTTGCCTCGGCTACCTTTTCCTTAACTTCTCCCATAGAATCAATAACCTCATCTAAAGTTATCTTTCCGTCTGCATTCAATTCCTTGTATTTCTTCATACCCCATGCTAGTATACCCAACAATGCGGCTATCGCAATAAGTACAACCTCTATGTCATCTAAAAGAGATGACGAATCCAAAGGTATACAGTCTATTGTTTCGTTAAGTGCATTTATGCAAGTCTCTGTTGTTGTGTTATTTCCACTCATTTTATTCACGCTCATATATTATTTGTGTTACTGCTGAGAATGGAATGACACTAAAAGGTTTTGTAGCCCCAACCCGATAAACCTTGTAGCCATGAAGTGTCTCTTCAATGTTTACATTGGTATATGATTTTTCCGGCGGATTATATACAATTTTACCTTTGCGTATCACTCTGTCCTTATCAGACACAGACTAAGGTAAACATACCCCATACTTAAAGAGTTAGTTTAAAATACCACTTTGTTTCAACTGTTCTATAATATCTCTAAAGTATTCGTAATCGGTAAACGTGCATATTGCTTCTTCGTGGGTATCTCCTACACTATAATTAGCAAAGACTTCCGGCGAAACATAAACGTGATACCCCTCTCTTTCTCCAACTATATTATCTTGTACTTCTACATACAATTCAAATGGTGCTTCTTTATGTACTACTTCACCTACAACTGTTCTACAAGTTATAGTGCCGTCTCTTTCATATTGGTCTATTGACGGAGTACCTGTGGAAGCCAACAATAAACCTAAAATTAATACACCTAGCAATACGCCTTCTCCGCCATCACGCATGATAATACGTCGGAGTAGTGTCGTATAGATATATCTAAGCGTCTACTGCGTCAGTAAAACCTGCTTGTGTTTTCATGTTAAGATAACATTGTTTTAGTAGGTTATGTTGGTCTGCCTCATCTGTTACGTCTAATGGGAATCGGTAATTAAATCCGGTAATCGCTGATTTTCCTTCTGTGTATTTGGTAGCATCCATATAGATTAAACCACCATAGGTTACTGTAAAGGACTTAGTACCATCTTCTGCGACTTCTTTATCCATTCTGAAATCTCTAATTACTACGTGTGCTTCTGCACAACTCAATCCGAATCCTGTTTCTATCGCAACTGTCAACGCCATATTAACACCACAACATAAGAGTTTAATAAAGATTTTTAATATTACAACCAAGTAGGTGCGGTCGGGAAGTTATCTGCCGCGTCATTTGCTTCTGTGTAGTTGCTTGGTAAATCTCTAAGAGCCTGTCTGTATGTGGTTATTTCTGTTTGTCGTGCTTCTGTTAATGTATTGTATCTATCTACTAACATCCATAAATCAGCCTGTGTTAGATAAGCGTCTCGATATGCTCTAACGAGTTCCCAAGATACATCAATATTTTCTATTGTTACGTTACCGTCAACATCAAAAATACGCTTTTTTCTTTCTGCTTCTATATTTCCTAAACCCATCTTAATCAACTCTGTTCTAACCACATCTTCGGTAGGTTTTGTCTGTAAGTGCTTGTAAAGTTACCTTGACTTAAACTGCTTGGTGCGGCAGCATTACTAACATAAAACAAAACATTACAGAACGGTATGTCTTGGTCGCCCATCACTAACGGCTCCATAGCAATCTCATAACCGGAGAAATCACACGTTCCACTTGCGTCGGGGTGTGTTCTCCATGATACCCAATACTTTGTATTTGCACTTAGTGTTATACTTAATCCTGTGGTAGTTGCTACACCGCTTGATGTTCCATCAATCTCTATTTCATTACCAAGTCTTGTCTTAGGCAAACCATTACTGTCCTCTTCCCAAATACAAATACCTGCACTTGCACCTGTTACACCGGAGTTAAAAGTACAACTTGCTTTTGTAAACTCGCCGCCCGCACCGGAATAAAATGGTTGGAAGATAAGGAATTGATTTTGTGAAAAGTTCTTGGCTACTTGACCCATGTGTGGCCCTTGTGATAAATGTAATTTATCTGCGGCAGATTTGTATTTGCTTTTCATAGTAGCAAGTCTTGTTGTGTCTCCACCAACTGCTGAACCATTGTTTGTAAAACCATTAGGGAAATCAACGACACCGGATGAGTCGCCCGTCATCCATACAGGGCTTCCATCACCGGAACTTATTGATAATTGGTCATGTCCTGTCGCAGAAGAAACATCGGCGTTACCAATAACGACGTTGTTATTACCTGTTGTAACATTGTTACCGCCTTGATTACCGATGAATATATTTCTACTACCTTCGGTTACTGCATCACCGCTAAACCAACCTATACTGATGTTATTAGCACCACTTGTTAATGAGTTCAACGCCGATGTACCTAGACCCGTATTGTAATCTCCCGATGTACTGCTTCCATAACCCGCCTGTTTACCAACGAATACGTTACCTGCACCATCATGGTTGTCGTAACCTGCTTCCGTTCCTATGAAAGTGTTGTTACTTCCCGTAGTATCTGTACCTGCTTGATAACCTATCATTACGTTTTCTGAGCCGTCTGTTAAATCATAACCTGCTTGCGCCCCGATTAATACTTGCCTGTTACCTGTCGTGATACTGTAACCTGCTTGATGGCCTATCCCTATCACATCATCAGCATGAGCCAAGTTACTTAATGCGTGAACTCCTATACCGATATTATGGTCATCTGCTACCGGGCCGTCGAGAGCATACATTCCTATTGCTACATTCCCATCTCCACCATCAACTGCACCACCAAATGCCCCATATCCAATGGCCGTATTTTCACTTTCAGTATCAAATCCGTCTCCGGCTAATGCACCAACAAAAGTGTTATAAGTTCCCGTAGTTAATGCGTAGGCAGCGTTGCATCCTATTGCGGTGTTAGCACCGCCTGTTGTTACTGCCGTACCTGCTTGACTACCAACAAGAGTGTTTTGGTCTGCGTCAGTATTCGCTGAACCTGCCGCATAGCCTATCGCTACGTTCTTGAAACCTTCTGTGTTTGCCGTTAAAGTATTGTACCCTATCGCCACGTTCTTTGTTCCATTAGTGCCGTTCAATGCGTCTAATGCCCCTATCCCTACTGCTACGTTGTAATCTTGTGTGTTAGTTGGTGCGACACCTAAGAATAAAGAGTATGTTGAAGTCTTACCATCAGATAAACCATTAATATTACTAGCACCACCGCTAGTAACATAACCATAACTTTCAATCTTTTCTTTAATTGCACCGGATGACATCAAGTGGTCGTCAGTATCAACAAACTCACTACCTATGTCTATGTCGGCAACCGCATGACCGCCAAGTGTAATAGAACCTGCCGTAGTAAATCCACCCGCAGTAATTGTTCCTGTTGTAGTATCGTTAGCATCATTCTTCAAGAAAGCATCATCAACACTAAACTCTGTACCACTTAATGTTAGGTTAGTACCTGCCGTATACGTAGTGTTTGCGGTCATGTCATCGACCACTAAATCAATAGTCCCATCACCGTCTTGATATGTGGCTGATACTCTTGTTTCCGTGTTACCACTAAACATAGCACCAACTATGTCTTGTACTTGTTCTGTGCTTAACTGAGTATCTGTATTTAAGTCATCTACTACTAAATCTATCGTGCCGTCTCCATCTTCATAAGTCGCACTAATTCTAGTTTCAGTATTAGAAGTAAACATAGCACCTACTATATCCTGTACTTGTTCTGTGGATAGTTGAGTGTTAGTATCAGCAGACGCAATAGTAACCGCACCGCCGGATTCTGTTATTGTTACGTTTGAACCTGCGGTAAAGGCTAGTGTTTCGCTTGCACCAAGAGTATTACCGCCCGCAGTAATTGTTCTAAAAGTGTTGTCGTTTGCCGTCATGTCATCAACGACTAAATCTATTGTTCCGTCCCCATCCTCATAGGTTGCACTAATTCTAGTCTCTGTATTGCTACTAAACATAGCACCAACGATGTCTTGAACCTGCTCGGTACTTAATTGTGTATCTGAAAGAGAAACTGTACCCGAAGCGTTTGGTAATGTAATTGTTCTATCAGCAGTTGGGTCAGTAATAGTTAATGTAGTTTCATAAGCATCAGCAGTAGCCCCCTCAAAGACAATTGCATTACTCGCTTCCATAGTTACTGTGTCTACTTGTGTTGTCGTACCCGCCACATTCAAATTAGGAACGAGTAATGTTCCTGTGCTTGGGTTGTATCTTAAAGCCCCTGTATCATCTAAAAGAGCATTGGATTCATCGTGGAATACAACAGGGAAATTAGTGTTAGCCGTACTGTCAGATACAGTAACTTTAGATGCAGTTCCGGTTGTATCTTGATTTAGTGTTCCAACAACTAAATCTATTGTTCCGTCTCCGTCTTGATAAGTCGCCGCTATACCTGTTTCGGTGTTACTTGAGAACATAGCCCCTACAATGTCCTGTACCTGTTCATCGGATAATTGAGTATTAGTGTTAGTGTCTGTTGACGCTATTGTTACTGCACCACCGCTTTCTGTAATAGTTACATTAGACCCTGCGGTAAATGCTAATGTCTCACTAGAGCCTAGTGTGTTACCACCTGCGGTAACAGGTCTAAATGTATTATCATTCGCAGTCATGTCGTCAACAACAAGGTCGATAGTCCCATCACCGTCCTCGTAAGTCGCACTTATTCTCGTCTCTGTGTTAGAAGAGAACATAGCCCCGACTATATCTTGAACTTGCTCGGTGCTTAACTGTGTATTAGTATCAGCAGAAGCAATAGTTACTGTATCGCTACCTGCGGTTGTAGTAATAGTTACATTAGAACCTGCCGCCAAAGTTAGTGTATCAGTAGTAGAATCTGCTACTACATTATCTTGACCACTTACTGCTATGGTTGTAAAGGCATTTTGATTTGCTTCTCCCGAACCTGCGGAAACCCAAGTAAACCCACCGCTTGCATCGTCATAACTTAAAAGGTAATTATCTGTTGGAGAGTTAGTTACCTTTAAATTATCCTCATCAACAACATTTGATGCTATAACAGTAGCACCATCAGCAGTAGAAGTTACTTCACCACTATGGTTAGGGTGTGTATAATTATTAGCAGATGTAGCGATACCATCTAACTTATTCTTTAGAGTAGTTGTAAAGTTGTTGTCTGTTTGACTAGCAACTGCGAAATCTAAAGTTCCGTCGCCGTCCTCATAAGTTACAGTTATTCCGCTTTCTGTATTACTAGCGACCATAGCACCTATTATATCTTGGACTTGTTCTGTACTTAATTGAGTATTAGTGTCTGTTGCCGCGATAGTTAGAGTACCCGCCGCATCGTCATAAGTAAGTGATACGTTACTACCTGCGGTCAACAAACCGTCTACGTAATCCTCTACTTGTTCTTGAGTTAGTTGTGTATTAGTATCAGCCGTCATGTCATCTACTACAACATCAATAGTACCGTCGCTATCATCATAAGTTACGCTAACTCTAGTTTCTGTGTTTGATGAAAACATAGCCCCCACTATGTCTTGTACCGCTTCCGTTGTTAACTGCGTGTTTGTATCAGTAGATGCGATAGTTAAAGTTCCGGCTGCATCATCGTAAGTAACACTTACATTTGAACCTGCCGTTACTACCCCTGCTACGAAATCCTCAACCTGTTCTTGTGTTAATTGAGTATTTGTATCTGTTGGTACGGCCCATGAGAAAGAGCCATCCCCATCAGAGCGAAGGAATTGTGTAGCAGAACCGTCTCCGCTTACATTTAATTTACCTGCGGTGATAGCATCATCAGCGATTCTAGCAGTTGCGAATGTACCGCTTGTAATCTTACTTGCCGCAAGACTTGGAATATCACTTGCAGAAAGACCATCATCGAGAATGTTTATTTCTGCTTTAGTAGCAGTAATACCTAAGTTTGTTAAAGCATTACCTTGTTGTGTAGAAGTAAGACCTTGACTGTCTACATCTGTTCTTAATCTGTTACCCAAAGCAGTAGAAGTAGTTGTAGCATAGTTAGCATCATCACCTAAAGCGGCGGCCAACTCATTAAGTGTGTTTAGTGCTGCGGGTGCAGAGTCTACAACTCCGGCAACTTCAGCATCAACATACGCTTTGATTGACTGTTGACTAGCAACCTTAGTTGCTGAGTTAGAAGCCATGTTATCTTCATCTAACAAATCGGATGAGATAGCGTAGTTATTAGCACTTGCCGCGATACCATCTAGTTTAGTATGGTCTGCGTCTGTAAACACATTAGAGTCTGATGCAGAATCAACTAATGTTCTTATTTCAGATGCGGTTTGGTCTGCCGTTGCACTAGCCTCGATAGCATTTAACTTTGTGTGGTCGTCATCAGTAAATACATTAGAATCAGAAGCAGACTCGACCAAAGCCCTAATTTCTGCCGCAGTTTGGTCAGCAGTAGCACTAGCCTCTATTCCGTCTAGTTTGTTTTTTAGTGTTGTCGTAAAATTATTATCTGTTTGGCTTGTTACTGCAAAATCTAAAGTACCATCACCATCTTCGTACGTTACCGCAATACCACTTTCAGTATTGCTAGATACCATAGCCCCTACAATATCCTGTACTTCTTCGGTAGTTAACTGTGTATTTGCCGTCATATCGTCTACTACCAAGTCAATAGTCCCGTCTCCATCTTCATAGGTAGCGGATATTCTTGTTTCGGTATTGGAAGAGAACATAGCACCCACAATATCTTGCACTTCCTCAGTAGAAAGTTGCGTGTTTGTATCTGTACCTGTTACTGTTACCGCACCCGTAGCACCACTTATAGAAATATTACTACCCGCTACGATGGATGTTACGCCCGTGTTATTCAGAGTTACAGTACCGGAAGTACCACCACCACTAAGACCTGTACCTGCTACCACACCCTCAATATCACCTGCTGATGCCGCTATAACTATCCAAGTGTCTGTACCTGTTTTTCTAATAGTTGCTTTAATATATTGGCCTAAAGTAGTGCTACCATTAACTGTTACACCGGATGCACCCGAAAGAGTTACTGCACCCGCACCTATATTTAATACGTGTATTTCTGTTAAGTCTGTAACAAAAGGTACACTAGAATTAGTAGGTATTGTTAAAGTTACACCACTACCGGAATTAAATGTAATTAAACGTGCTTCGTCTTTTCTTACTAAAGTATAATCTGCGGTTTTAGCAGTAGTCGGCCTAACGTCAACAGAAACACCACCTACGGTAGACCCATCACCATAGAATAAATAGCCCGCGTCAGCATCCTTTAGAAGTTGAGCCGTGTGGGGCGTAACACCTGTTCTACCGGACTCAGTACCTAATATTACGTTCTTATTATCTGTTAATGGTATCTCAATCACCCCTATACGCTACGCCCGCTATTTTTTTAATTTCGCTTGTGTCTTATTACAGTTTTCCTCAACTACTCCAATATGGTACACCGCTACTGTGTACTTTCAATGTTTGTCCGGTACTTCCTATTGTAAGTACCTGTAAGTTTCCTTGACCGTCTCCATAAAGAATTGCTCCCGGCGGAACGGTAATAAGTCCTGTACCACCATGAGTTACAGGCAATACATTAGTACCACCTATACTTTCATAAATACCATCTGTTACTTGCCTAAAGTTCCAATCACCATATATAGTAGGTCTTTTGACAGAACGTATAACTACTGCGTTAGTACCCGCGACAGGCCCATAAAATCGCCCGCCATCATTAACTACGAGTTCATTACACTCAAGAACCTTACCACCACTAACTAACCAATAGTTTGCGGCGTTATCATTACTTTCTATAATAACTTTATGATATTGTGTATCAAAAGTTTTATTAGTATCATTACCAAAAGCGGCACTATTCAACTCTCCTGTTACGGGGAATACAACTGAACCTGTACCGGAACTTCTGTATGTTTTAAACCTTGCGGTAGTATGCCCGAACTTAAAGTTTGCACCCAAAGCAGTAAAACCACCTTCAAAGTAAAACTCTTTTTCGTAATCGTATATGTCATAATCATCTGCTATAAAGTTTATATCGCCCGCGATAGTCCACATATCAACAGAACCATAAGTGTTAAACTCTCCTTTTGCATTGGTCTCATAGATTTTTTTAGCGTAAATACTTCCTGTCCCTTCTATCTTAGGATAAACACCATCTACAAGTGTAATAGTGTTCGCGTTAAAATCAAAAGTAGTATTTTGTCTACTTGCGTCATCTATAAATATAGAACCCGTGTGCATAGCGTAATTAATAGGTGCTTTTGCCGTAGTAAAACTTACACCTGCACCATCATAAACTGTATTAGTTGGTGCAGTAACAAAATCAAACTTTAAAGCATGGTTAGCGTCTACAAATGAAACGTGTGCCGCCTGTAAATCACCTAGATTTATGATAGCCGCACCCGTAGTAGTTATTGTGTGGTCAAATGTTTTTGCTACTATTATTGCCCCTAAAGTACCGGAAGCGGGAAACGTATCAGCAAAAGAGCAATCTGTTGTTGCCGTACCGTCAAAGTTAACAACATCTGTATTAGTAGGTAAAGCGGCCGAAACAGTAGAGCCACCGGACGCAGTAACCCAATTATTTAGATTAGTAGGGTCAGTTTGTTCCGGCCCACTTCCATTACCGCCTTTCCAATAGTGTATGCTCGGCATTTTTACCCCTCACTTAACTTGTAAGTGAGCCGGATAGTTCGCCTGTTGTCGTTCCACTCACTTTGGATGAAGTACCCTTAACATAAAATGCCGTACCACCCTTCTCTTCTATTAGTGCAAGTGCTTCCGCCGCTTGCTTTTCAAACGTCTCTAGTTGTTTATTGAATCTAATATCTTGTGTACCTTGTTCTTTTTCCGGTACAACTGCGGGTATAGTATCTATGAGGACACGTAGGCAATCACAACATACTAATAGTTTTATTGCTGATTCTCTTAGTGTTGTAGTAGGTGCGTTATCGGAAGTAACTCCAACGTAGCCCGATGCTCTTGATTTTTTATTTATTTCTGCGATTCTAATGTTAAGATACTCTACGATAGTATTGTGATTTAAGCCTCTCGGCCTGTTCAATAAATCGCGTATTTGTGCGACAGTAATGTTTGTACTACCGACAGTAGCCGCTTCATCTACTACTAGATTACCTACATCAAATGACATTTTTATTCCTCACGCAAACCTTGTCTCATAGTCCGTTGGAACATCAATAACTACCATGTTACTTGAAGGTTTCTCCGAACGGCCTACTACAACAACTCTGCGTGTGGCGAGAATCTTATCAGTCATTTCACTTGGCGGCAACCAATATAGTGCCTTTCTAGGTGAATCTAGTAGTATAAGAGGATGCTCTGCAAATCTTGAACCCGCATTACGGTGAATCCTCACCATGTAGCCGTGTCCTTCTTTCCAAAACTTAAGTCTATGTTCCATAGTTGCTACATCAGCATCTTCGGGAACTAAAATACCCGCTTCTTTCAGTTTAGTAACAAGAGAGGCTTTAGACGGCTTCTTTGTAGAAGCCGCCTTAGCCTTCGTTGCTTTCTTCTTAGTAGAAGTCTTTTTAGTTTCTTTAGGCATTTAACCACCGTCCTTATTCAAGAACGGACTCCGGTTAGTTTGACTATTCTATGGGATTTGTTAGCACTTGCACCGTCTTGGTGTTCGTGGATAACGCTACCCATGTAGCCTGTTAGCAACCAATCGAAACCTACTCCCGGTAGACGAGTCAACTCAGTCTCTTGGAAGCCCGGCCCGTTGTAAGTAAAGAACTCAGCAGTCTCAGCACCCGGTACTAGCATTAGTCCGTCGTTGCCGATTGCATTTCCGCTTCCGTAATCTCTTGTGTAGTAGATTCTTAGGGATGCGATTCTAGCCAAGTGGTCGCCTAGAGACTCAACTACGTTTCCGTATAGTGTTGTGTTTAGGATAGCACTTCTCTTGTCAGCAGGGAGAACCAAAGCAAGTGGTTCGTTTCCGCTAACCTTTGCGTTAGCAAAGATGTCATCCATAGTCTTTAGTATGTCGCCTTCCTCATCTGCGGAAGCATGACCGAATACTTGTGTGCAAGCAACTGAGTTATCTGCACCTGCCGCTAGGGTTGTTAGTATGTGGTTGTCAATTGTATCTGCTCTTGCACGAACAATTCCAAGTTGTTGCCTGTCAATGTTCTCAAAGGATTCGCCTCTTAGCCTTACTGCGTCGAGGAAAGTGCATCGTCCCTGTCCCTTCTCTAACTTGGTACTGTAATTCTGAGTACCAATGTTGGTTGGGTCAGTTAGTGCAACATCGTCCAATGGGTAGGAGAATGTTCCTACAACTCCTGTATACCATGTGAATGATAGCCAAGAAACTGAGCGAACTCCTACGAGGTCAGTTGCGATAGCAATTGTGTTTGATTGTAGTTGAATAAAGTCTCTTAGAGTCTGCTCTAGGACTGAATCTCCGGGCGCGAATGGCCCGACTGCTGCCGTTGGGTTTAGTATTTCTTCTAGTGTACTGTTCATAATATCTATCTCCTTTTATTTCTCCATTTTAGGTCTAGCACCAAACAGGCACTAAGTCTCCCGCCGCAATTGCGGACTCGTCTCCACAGTAGTAGCCTACAAGGACTGCACTATTAGAGGAATCGTCGTCTACTGTTCCGTTGTCGGAAGCAGTTTGTGAAACATAGATTGGTAGTCCGAACTTAGGTGCGGAAATTGCTGCTGCTGCAACAAGGTAAACCAATCCGTCAAGAGGAAGTACAGACAAAGTTCCTGTACCTGCCGCCTCTAATTCTCCATCTTCACCGCGTGAAGATTCAGCAGCAGAGTAACCAATTGGTGTGTCTGTAACTGCTGCGGTCTTTAGAAGTCCGCTTGCATCATACTTTACCAAAAAGCCTTTACCTGCAAAAGTCTCTTGTATGTCGGGTGCGTGTCTTGGGTCATTTCCAGAATATTGTACCATCTTAGTTCATCTCCTTTAGTGTGTCGTAACTTGGGGCAACCATTCTTGCCCTTTCATCAGTTGCGAGTGTTTTGTTCCATGCAGAAGCCCAAGCGTTCCATGCTTTGGCGTACATCCTTTCGTCGTTGCTAACAATTTTACCGTTTAGGTAGTTAGCGACCATTGGGACATCTTCGGAAGCCTCGACTGTCTCTGCGACAGGCTTTACTTCTGATTCCACAGGGGTCATTTCGACAGGGGTAGGCACAGGGTGTGCCTCTTCCCAAGAAGCGATAAGAGTCTCAAGTGTAGGTGTTGACAAATCTTCGTGTCCGGACATACCTAGTTCGGTAGCCTTAGATACAAGAGTTGTTCTAACATCCTCTACTCTCTGAGCCTCGACTGCTTCGTATTCTGCAATTCGGCTATTTGCGAGAACAAGGTCTGCCTTTACAGACTCCATCTCGGCTTCATAATTTATTGTTGTATTTTCTTCATCGGTCATATCAATCACCTTTTGTTGATTCCCCTCAGAGATTGAATGACCTATAAAGGTTTGTGAAACTTCGCTCGCTATTGGTAATTCTTCCTCTAATTGTATTTTCTGTATAGACTCTACGTTTGCTCGGTCGTAAGCAGGGTTTACTACTAATGCTAAGTGGTCAAATGTAAAATCTTCACCAAAAGTTAGTCCTTCGTCGGTAGCCTCTACGGGTACACCCGAACCACCTATACTTACACCATAACCTTCTTCCTTCCATAGACCTTCTTCTAAACTTGGGAATAATCTTGCCTCTGTTACGTGTGCTACATATCTAACTTCATATCCTGTTGCAGTAGTAAAGAAAGATGCACCAACTATTCTTCCTACGGTTGATTCTTCAATATCTTCCGTGTTTCTTGTAAAACCCGCACCGTTTTCGTTTGGTGCAGGGTGATATAGCGTAACATCAGAATCTTTCATTTGTTCTGCGACGGCCTTTGCACCTTGCGGTGTTAAAGACCAAGAGTTTTTATTCATACCTTCGTGGAATGCTATACCTCTTATCTCGTAAACTGTTTTTCCGGTTTCAGCAATTAACTTTGCTTCTACCTCTCCAATCTCTAAGTCAAGAGTAACTGCGATTCTTTTACATTTACCATCTACCTTTTCAAATCCCGGTTCACAAGAATCGTAGGCTTCGGCCTTTCTCCTTGCTTTTGCCTCTGCGATAGGAATACAGTTAGGTACTTTTCTACCATTCTTCATTTTCATACCGTATTGTTCGTAGCCTTCGGTGCATGGGTCGTCTGCGTCTTTTGCCTCAACCTTTTTACCGCCGCGCCATTGTCTGCAAGACCAATACCTTGCTTTGTATTTTGGGCCGGGATTGTCGCAGTTGTGTCTGCTTCTAAAGGATTTTCTTCTTTCCGGGTCATCCCTTTTGATTTCCATGTTAGGGTCGCCAAATCTTACAAGAACTACGTTACCCTTTTCGTTTTTAGTGTAAACACCAAACTTTTTGCTTGCGCCCGATGTTCTGAATGGTTTGTTAAGAGTAACTTTTCGTCCTTGATATTCTGCGGCTATTACGTCGGTTTCATCCCAATCTTCGTAAGCAACAACCGCACCTTTGCATCCACATCCACAGTCGCCATCTTCACTAGCGTATTTCTTTTTCTTTTTCTTTTCGTCCTCATAGTAACCTTCTACATGGTCTTCTCTACCATGTGGTTCATCTTGGTCTCTAAAAGTGTGTCCTTCGTGTGCTTTCATGCACTCTTCTTTGGTATAACCCGCCTCTTGACAACGAGACATATATTGTTCGTGAGTTTCATTATCCATAGGTGTAGGTTCTGCCGCTACTTGATTACAGTCGCAACTCATAACCCTACGGAGAAACGGTGTGTCTTATTAAAGTTAAGCACCAAGCACTAAAGAATTACCGTCCGCCAATGGTGCGTCAATGGCTTCTTCTTCATTCTTATCAAGCCAATAAATAAACTCATCCGGTAAATCATCATCAGCATATATCGCGTCAACAGGACACTCAGAAACACAAGCCGCACAATCTATACAGTCGTCGGGGTCAATCACTAAATAGTTTTCCATTTCCCTAAAAGCATCAACAGGACATACTGCAACACAATCTTGATACTTATGGTCTACACAAGCAGACGTAACTACGTGCGTCATATTTCAACCCCGTACCAATCAACGGCTCTTGAGTAATCACCATGTATCTCAAAGGTAGCAAAAATATCATATTTACCTTTTGGTAAACCACTTGCTGATACATTAACATAATCCCAATCTTGGTAGTAGGTTTCGTATGTTAGTTCGGGTTGTATCTTAGTCCAATTACCTGTTTCATTTTCGTATATAGTCCAAAAGACTGTAAGGTTATGGGGTTCATTGTCGCAAATAAGGTCTGCGTCCCAATGGAATGTTATAGTGCTATTATCGTATTCAAAATACGCATCGTACATTTCGGGGTCGCATGGTTGACCTTCTTTGTATTCACAAGAGCCATCATCATTATCTGCGTATGGGTCATAGTTTGTTGCCGTATCATCGGTACATCCCCATGTTTCTTCTTCTTCCTCAAACTCACAACTACCGTCATCTTCCCATGCTTCTTCATCATAGTTTAGGGCATCGGGGTCGGTGCAACCATAGATAATATCGGGTTCTTCGCAACTATCCGTTTCTTCGCAATCTTCCTCATCGGCTTCGGGTTCATCTGAACCATCTTGACAATTCTTATATCCGTCGTTGACTAAAGATGCCTGTATGGTAGAGCCATCACCACATTCAAAGTCATCACTCCATTCCCAATTGTCGTCTCCAATCCATTCGTCATCCCCATCACCGTATGGTGTAAGGTCAAGAATACCTATTGCTTCCATTCCCGGCATTACTAACGCTATAATAGATGCTAATGTAATCATCAAGGAGCGTATTTCTTGCGCCCTTTCATTGACAGTTTCTATAATTGATTCCGCTTCTTGTGCCGTCAACGTGATTACCCTATCCACTCTAAACCCACCGTGTAATTTCAATGTTACGGTATAATAACTCCTATTAATCTTAAAACGAACACCCAACAAGGATGTCCGTCATATGTCATCTAATCACTTTTCTTCTTAGGTTTAGCGTTAGTAACTTGATATGCTTCCATATCTAATGTATGTTGTTTTTGCATCTTTTCCATTTCTAGGTCATGCTTTAGTTTGTATTCTTCTAGTAAGCGTGTGTGAGTCTTTTCAGCGTCAGTTGCTTGAACATCTGCGGAAAGTCTGTCGGGTAATACTGCGATTTTAGCACTTTCTTTACCCTTAAATAAATCTAGTACACTTGTTATGATAAGAAGTGCCGGCCCTCCAAGTAAACCTATAACAGTTAATTGAGAATCTGAAATCTCTCTTTGTTCTACAATGCTAAAGTAGGATGCGGTAGCCGCAATAACTACCCAAGCCATAACAACACCCATACCAAAAGTTAGCATAAGGGTTTCGTTAGGATTTGTCATTTTCATCTCGGACATAGAACGTCTCAACTTTCTTTGTTTAATAAATGTTTCAATAGATTTCTTTGAGTGTATATAGAGGGATAGGAAAATTACCATGCCTAATAGAATCATGTAAGACTCTTCGTAAGTAAATCTATTGTATACCAAACTCATTCTACCATATCCGAAGCACCGTCTTGAGAGTTCTCTCTAGGCAATTCTCCGGTTTCCGGTGTACTATCATTCTTTCTATCATCACCATCTCTACCCATTGTAGGCAGACTTAACATATCTAGTGATTGATTCAAAGTTAGTATACCTGCATCGTAACCCATAACTGCTCTTTGCATAATATTTAGCGGTGTTTCGCTATCCATAGCCTCAAACTTAATTGTAGGTAAGTCTTGCTTTCGATACTCAATACCTAACAAGTCTAAGTGAGTCATAAATATTTTTGTTGCGGCCTCAGAAAGTATGCGGTGCATACGGCTTATTGCTTGAACCGCCCATAAGTTTGCGTTGTATGTTGCGGCAAAGGTTGAACCCTTTTCTTGCCCTGCGGCAACTCTTGGTACTTGTAGTACGGCCGCTATATCTGCGTTTATTGCATCTAAGAAACCTGTATTGTTAGGAACAGAGTTACCTACATCAACGTGATGTAACTCTACATAGTGCGGTAGCACAGGTATTTGGTCGCCGCGTAGACCCTCAAACAACTTTATGACTTCATCCATAATATGCTTGAGTCTTTCGTTCTGTTCAACAGGGTCTTGGATATGCTCGATAGCAGATTTGTCAATTGTGATAAACTGCTTTGTCATTGAGTCCTCAAGGCTTATGCGGTTATTCATCGAGTTATACTTCATGCGTATAGGTTGTTTAAGTGATGTAAACCTACTTGCACCCCATATACCGTACGTCTTTCGTAATTTATTATCTGTAAACCAATTTGACCTTGCATCTATTTTTACGTGTAGTATTTCTTTAACGGGAATCGCCCTTTCGTATTGTGAGCCTTCTCTTACCATGTATGTAGTTGCTTTGATAATAGGGTTATCTTCGTCAGCGACGAAATAAGAACCTATACCGCCTCTTTGGTCTACTATGCTTATTTGTTTTACGGGTAAACTTTGTATATCTGTTACACCTACACCCGCCTTACCAACGATTTTATTGATGTCATTACCGTATACCATAAGGTTACGCATAGCGTTAATCATAATGTCGTCAAACTCTATTGTATCTTCTACCAAGTTGCGTATTGCATTTCGTATTTGAGCGTTTTTTCCACGACTATAATTAATCTCATAGTTGTTAGCCGTAAGAGAAACGGCACGAACCGCACCATTTAGTTCGGGGTCTAACTTTAACATATTATCGTAAAGGTCAAACTCGTTATCGTGGTTACTGTCTTTTCGCAATCTCTCGGTATCTCTTACAATATCGGGTATTCCGGCTACTGCATTAAAATCTTCCTTCAACATTCCTACTCTTTGTCTTTCTAACATAGGGTTTTTGACATCTTCCTTCGCAAGTAATCCAAATAAGTTCCATGCTCTGCGCTTCTCGGCCATATTTTTCAATTTTATGGGTGTCTTTTAATGTTTGTGGTTATTTTTTCAATAATTTCGTATTTTTCAGAAAAAATAAAACGCTTTACCACTCTAATACTTTCTATTTTTTTAATTATTTCTATAACGTAGAGAAGTTACCTACGGTAACTAATAGAGAAAGAATGGCCTACTACCAAACATACCATTGAAGAAATAGAATAAATTAATTTTAGGCTTGCGGTACAACGGTTTTTTTATTTTGTAAATCACAAAACTTATGAAAATAATACACAAAACTATTATATGCCTTCCCTAATACGCTAAGAATATGAGCGAATCACGAAAGCAATATTTTGCGGGTGGTACTGAATTAATAGAAAAGTTTGCGAACGACCGTCATTGGTCGTCTGTAACAGAGTTGGCTACATTTCTAGCCGAAGTAGAGCCTTTGAGAACCTATCAAGGTTGGAGAGGGGCTATCAATAGATGGTTAGCGAAAGGTAACAGTATAAACAATGTAGATAATTACCAAGATACTACAACATCGGCGACACGCATATACTACGATAAATCTAATGATAAGTATATTGTTCTTTTAGATTCCCATGATGGTATGCTAGTAGTAGAGGGCGAAAAACATCGTGCTATGAAAAAGGCATACTCTGATGTCGGCGGTGGTTTAACTTACGAAGAAATGGCTAGAGAGTTTGATATGCCCGCAGTTTGGGTTAGTGAGTATATCCGTGTAAACAAATGGAAACATGGTATGCAACCATTCACCGATGAAGAAGTACAGGCTAACACTCTTGACGATATGGTAGAGAGTTTCTTAGACATTCGTAAAATGGAGATTATCAAAAAGGCAGAAAAGAAAAAGTGGAGAGATATAGAGAAGGATGCAAAAAAGTATACTCTTCTACGCGAGTCTCTTAGCGAAGAGTTTTTTGAGTCTCTATCTAATCACAAACCCGCACCTGTCAAAAGAAAACCTTTGAAACAAAACATGGAGTACGCGGTTGTTCTTTCTCCTACCGACTTACACTTTGGTAAGTACGGTTGGGTTGATGAAGTAGGACACAGTTACGATTTGGATGAAGCAAAGGATAGGGTTCTTACAAAGACAGAAGAGTTGTTAGCAAGATTACCTAGTCAACCGGAAAAGTTTTTTGTAGGTATTGGTTCTGATTGGTTTCACGTAGATAACGATGTTGGTACGACAACGGCGGGTACAGGTCAAGATATGGCCGCTACACCCGCACAGATTCTTATGCAGGGTTGCGACCTTGCACGACAACACATTGATTTGCTTAGAACAGTAAGTGATGTAGAGTTGGTGTTTATGGGTGGTAATCACGATAGGCACACAAGTATTATGCTTATGCTTTACTTAGAGGCCTACTATAATGATTGTGATGATGTTACAGTTACAGTAAGTCCTTACATTAGACAATATATTACTTATGGTAACAACCTAATAGGTTTTACACATGGGGATGGTAAGATTATGAATAAACTACATTCTCTTATGGCTCACGAAGCAAGAAAGGATTGGGGTATCACACAAAATCATCTTTGGTTTCATGGTCATCTTCATCATCAGCAAATGAAAGAGGTCGGCGGTTGTATAGTCGTGCAACTTCCTAGTTTGGCGGGAGAAGATAGATACCATAGTCGTAACGGATATGTTATGGCTAGAGCAGGTCTTTCTGCATACATCATTGACAAAAATCTAGGATTGACAGGAAGTTTGTTTGCTCCGGTGGTGCATGATGAGTAGATGGACTTCTGCTAAATGTTGGTCTTGTGGTTGGGAAGCACCACGTATGCAATTAGAAAAGGCTAAGAGTGGTATATGTCCCCATTGTGGGAAGAAAGAATTACATCCGATGTGATATTATGGGGTTTACGCAAGATTTGGCTATGGAACGTAGTAGACGTTCTGTAAAGTATTTTTACGAATGGCTAGGTTATACGTGGGGAGACCATATAGGCGAATGGATGGATATGTACGGAGATAGAAAAGGCTCGGAAGTACATCGTGTTTGTATTATTGCACCTAGAGACCATAGTAAGTCAACTACTCTTAGGGTAAAACTATTACATCAATGTTTGTTTGAGAAGAAGGCAAATGGTAAACCGTTTACTTGTTGGTTGATTTCTGCTAGTAAAGATACTGCTATAAGAAGGCTACAAGAGATTAGAGACGATTTGAAACTACATCCTCAGTTATCTAGGTATCTTGACCCTAAGAAGGGTAACAAGACTGAGATTCACTTTACTAATGGTGCGTGGATTATGGCTACTTCTGTTGGTTCAGCAATTCGTGGTGAGCATCCCGCGTGTGTAGCATTTGACGATGTGTTAGTTGATTCTGATGAGATGAATCCTACGACTTTACAACAATGGTTTAGAAAGGCGATTACACCTATGTTAAGTCCGGGTTCTTCTTTTTATGTTGTAGGCACACCTATGTCTATGACCGACCTGTATCACACAGAGATGTTAAGCAACAAGTCTTGGAAAAGTGATACGTGGAATGCTATTACAAACTACGACGAATGGAAATCTAGTAACGGTGAAATAGAGGCAGAAGCACTTTGGCCGGAATACCGTAGTATTAAGTTTCTACTAGAGCAAAAAGATGCCGTAGGTGAGTTAGAGTTTGCACAAGAGTACCTATGTAGGGTAGTTGACGATGACTCTTCCGTGTTTCCACAAAACTTGGTGCGTAAGAATCTTGACTTAGATACTATACTACAAACAGAAAAGATAGATAACAACAGATATGTAATAGGGTTTGACCCTGCACACGGTCTTGGTAAGGATTATAGCGTAATGATTGTTCTTAGACAGGACGAACAAGGTTTTATACACTTTGTAAATATGTGGAGGCGTAATGATTTCCCACCGGACAAACAAGCAAATATGTTAATAGAGTGGGCTAAGAGATATGGTAACTGCCCGATAGCAGTCGAAGATGTGGGTTTCCAACAAATGTATGAAAGCCTACTTGCACAGAAGGGGGCGGTAATAGATTATAGACCTAGTAAGGTAGGTAACAGGACACTTAAGCAAGGTATCTTAAACAGACTGAGAGTTTGGTTTGAGAGAGAAATGGTATGCTTACCTTATGGTAATGATGAGACTAGACGAATGGTTGAGATTATTCTTGACGAATTAAAAACCCATGCGTGGCGTGATGGGATGATTGTAGATTTAGGCAGACATAACGATACAGTTATGGCCTTTGCACACGCCATAGACCAATTCACATACAAAACCCCCGATATGCCCGTTATTATGAAAACTATGACAGGCGGAGAGTGGATAGGGGGTAGTACGACAGGCTTGAATAGAGAGCGTAGTGGTATTGGAGGTAAAGTGATAAATAGGAGAGGATTGTAATGCCCGGCCCAATGAAGAGAAAAAAATTGTATAGACACATATTAAAAAACTTGTATGACGATGGCTACTTTAACGAGTGGCGGCAAACTGATGAGGTTTGTCGAAAGGTGAATGAGGGTGTTCCCGATAGGTGGACACAAATGTACGGCAGTTCCGTATTTAGGTATATGCGGGAGTTAGAAGTCAAAGAGCGACATCTTTGGCGTAGAACCCAAATGATACGCGAGTGGAAAAAAATATAAAAAAATATTTTTCAAAAAATTATAAAAAATTGCGTAAGGTGCTAGGCGGGGGGTACGTACGCATAAAGTGTATTTTTGGAGGTCGGTGCATTTTTTACACCGACCCCCATTTTTGGTTTTATTTTCAAATGTAGTCTCCACAGAATGGGCAGAAACTCCATTCACAATTTACTGAGCCTATTGCTCCTTCTTTAAGGATTTCATAGAAATCCTCACAATCCTCCCAATGTGGGTATATCTCTTTTAGGTCATATGGGTCGTCGTTGTCCGCCATGATACTCCTAGTCGAAGCCCGTTATTAAGGCTTTCGGTCAGACGCTTTCTAACCCTACTTGAGAATGGTACATACGAAAGATTATATACCCCCATCTCATCTCAGATATAGCAACGTCGGGGGGGCGGTGCGTTTTCTACACTAGGTGCATAATCTACACTAGGTGCGTAATATACATCAGCAGTAAAAAAGTAAGTAAAAAACGAGTAAAAACCACCCATCCAAATGTTTATATACCTATATGCGTACGGATGTATATGAGCCGATACCGCCGACACGAATCCGCCCGCGACTACTACAAAAGGACTTCAAATAATCCAGAAAATCCGAATCAAAATATATGCACTCAAGCAGTAGCCAAGTATCTAGGAGTAGATAAAATGGTCAGAAGCCTTCATATTCCTAGCGATATAGTATATGCAAGCCGTAAAATGTATACCGTACGAAGTAGATTCTCAAAAGTAAAGGGTCTTTCAGTAGGCGGTGCTAGAAAGATGTGTGCTAAAATAACACAGGAAGAGTCAGATA